AGGCGGCGGCAGAAAACGCGGCGGCAGAAAAGGCGGCGGCAGAAAAGGCGGCGCCGGCAGAAAAGGCGGCGCCGGCAGAAAAGGCGGCGGCAGAAAAGGCGGCGGTCGGAACGTTCGGATGGTGGGCGGCGGCAGATATAGGTCGCGAATACGAGGATTCCCGCATTAAATAGATAAATTTCTTGTTAAAAAGAGGAGAAGAAGGGAAGAAGAACACACCGCCCGCATTAAATAGGTAAATTTCTTGTAAAAAGGGAATATTCATAATTAACAGAATTATTCGAAGTGTCTGTGGGTGGAAAGGTTTGGGTGGCTATCTCTCTTAACATGCTTTCTATAGCAGGACTTAATGCGGGTCTAATATCAAATCTACAAACGGGGCAGTCACTGTGAGATCTAAACCACTGACGCAATCTATTTGCCGTAAATATATGCCCACAATGGCGAATACGTAAAATATTATCTTCAGGTAAAAAATTTTGTTGTGAAATAGGACACATAGTTTGATTGGTAGATAAATCGCGATATACAAATAGTTCCGTTTCGCGTCCTATTTCATCGGGTGTAGCACCATTGCCAAATCTAAAAACTTCGTTTGGAAGCCCTCCGCCAGTATTTATAGGGAGAGTAGGTCGAGAGAATGTACGTCTTGGACGCGTAGTGCGTCGTCGCACAGGTCTCACAGATGGTGGTGGGGCGATTGGAGGCAATGGTCTAAGAGAAGAAGGGAACATAATATCATTGGTCAATAAATTAGAATAATTACTATTTAATAACTGAAAAGCATTGTATCTTAAATTATTCGATAAATGAATCATATTAGATATATTTCTATTTATATCTGTAGCAAGTTGTAAAAAAGAATGCGCCATATTATAGATTAATACTAAAAGATATTAATTTATACTAAACGATATAAAAAACCTACAATTATATTTAATAAATGATGGCAGCCAAAAAAGAACAGAAAGGGCTGACTGGTCTTGCCAACCTTGGCAATACTTGTTTTATGAATGCAACCCTTCAATGTTTATCTAATACAATTAAGTTAAATGATTTTTTATCTGAGCCGTGTGAAGGAGAAGAAAATGATGAAAATAAGAAATATAAAAAATATTTGCATAAGAATGCCGATGCTTTAGTTTTGGTTGAATGGGATACCTTGCGAAAAATGATGTGGAGTGAGAATTGTGTTATATCTCCGGGTGGATTTCTGGCGTCTATTCAAAAAGTGGCTCGTATTAAACAAAAGCCCATTTTTACAGGTTTTGCGCAGAATGACTTGCCTGAATTTTTGAATTTTATGATTGACTGTTTTCATAATGCTTTGTGTAGGGAAGTAGTTATGAATATAAAAGGGGCACCGAAAAATAATATGGATAATTTAGCAATTGATTGTTTTAAGATGATGAAAAATATGTATAAAAAGGAATATTCTGAAATTTTAACACTTTTTTTTGGCATAAGTGTATCCACGATAACCTCTCTTTCTGGTGAAAAGTATGCAAGCACCCCTGAACCTTTCTTCATGATTCAACTCCCACTTCCTAATAAAAAAAACATATCTTTGATAGATTGTGTTGATTTGTATACAGAACAGGAATTGTTAAAGGGAGATAATATGTATTATAATGAAAAGGGAAAAAAGAAAGAAGAAGTAAAAAAGGATATTAAATTTTGGAGTTTACCCGACGTATTGGTTATCACATTAAAACGTTTTTCAAATAATATGAGAAAAAATAAATCTTATGTAGACTTTCCTTTAGAAGATTTAGATATGTCTCCCTATGTGGTGGGGTATAATAAAAATACATATAAATATGATCTCTATGCTATTTGTAATCATGGGGGTAATGTGATGGGCGGACATTATACGGCGACGATTAAAAAGAGAAATAAATGGTACTTGTTTAATGATACCAATATCTCTCCACTGGATAAAATAGAAAAAAATGAAAAGCCATATTGCTTTTTCTATCGTAAAAAAAAATTACTAAATAATATATAAGAATGGATATAACGCCAGGACAAACATTGCCAGGATTTTATGACACGCTTAATAGAAGATTTTCTATTGATAATCCTATTATTTTAATAAGTTTGACTATTATTATTTTTTTGTATTATGTAGTATTTAATTACTTTGGTGTAACATCTGTTAATATTCCAGAGGTATCCGCAGGTCAGGGTAAAGGGGTTAAATTTATTGAAATTATGATGTGGGGATTATTTGTATTTTTAATTCTTATAAACGGACTCCAATACTTTTTTTCATTAAACATAAAGACAACCATTAAGAATATATTTTCCCCAGTTCCCGAGATTGATATTAAAATCATAGATACACCGCCTCCTCCACAGGTACCTGTGCCGGAAATACTGATTGAAAAACAAGTATTTAACATTCCTGATAATAAATATACATACGAAGATGCCAAAGCTCTCTGCGGGGCATATGGTGCAGAGTTAGCTAATTATGACCATATCGATAAAACGTATAAACGGGGTGGGGAATGGTGTTCATACGGCTGGTCTGATAAACAGATGATTTTCTATCCAACACAGAAGAAAACGTATGATGCTTTACAAAAAGTCGATGGACACCAACATGATTGTGGGCGCATAGGCATCAATGGTGGATACATAAAAAATAAGAATGCGCTTTTTGGGGTAAATTGTTATGGATACAAACCGGAAATAACCCCCGAAGAATCTGAAAATCTTGGAAATAATCCTGCATATCCTTTAACGAAAAAAGAGATGGTTTTCAATGATAAAGTCGCCAGATTTAGGAAGTTTTTACCTGATATACTTGTGTCCCCGTTCAATAGTAATCAATGGAGCCAAATATAAAAATAAATTAATTTATTTTTTACTCTTTTTACTCTTTCTTCGCGTTTTATTTTTTTTGGACCGGCGGCGTTTTTTTCTTGATTTAATAGGACTTTTCAATTTTTCTGATATTTTATATTGAGAAGCTACATCTAATAATTGTGAATATAAATCGCCCGGTACTGCTTCCATGTCGGTCTCACTATCTTCATCCAATCCCGGCAATTCTGAAACAAGTGAATGCATCGCCACAAGACCGGCAGGTATTGCAAGACACCCTTCTTGGTTATTATCAGTGAAAGGATTTCTACCACCTGTTATTGCAGGAATTCCTGCTTCCTTAAACATATTTTTTATAGGATATCCCACACTCTGAATATTATTATTGTCATCTGTATACCATATGTAATCATCCTCATCCATTTATATACTGTAAGGTTTGATATTATTTCTAAATATTTAATTCTTATATTATAGTATAATGGCTTCTTGGTTTGATTGGATGGCAGGAAATTCTAAATTCGAAAGCTTACCAAAAAAAATTAAAGACACAACACAATGGCAGCGCTACCAAACAACTATTAATACAGCAGTAGTTCGGGTAACGGTTGCCAAACAAAGATTAGACGAGGCAAAGCAGGCAGCTGAGGGTTGGGCGGCTGAACAATTGGAATATGAGGCAGAAACGGCTCAACATAATGAATTATTGGCAGAGGGGGCGCATAATGCGAAAGCACAACAAATCGGGGGGCGCCGGCGTAAACGTCGTCGTACAAAAAAACGACGGCGTAAACGTAGAAAAAAAACGCGGGGGAGGCACCGTTAGTCACCCTCATATTTCTTTGACCCCCAATTAAACTTGCGCATTGATTTTTTCGGAATAATAAAAGTTGGACCCTTCCTCTCTTTCGGATTATCTAAATGCCACTGTACCAAAGAATCCGCCCACTCTGGATTGTTATAAAAAATCTCAAGATCATAGTCTTTACGTATATGGTTATATATTATGGATTCTAAAATACCACCCTTGGTTCCATCTGTATCAAAAGAAAATATATTTGATAATGTGCATTGTGCCTGATTCCTTTCAATTGAATAAAAAAGCGCGGCTTGGTCTCCTACAGTATCTTTGAAATCATGAATAAATTCATTTTTTAATATAGATCGCGTAGGACCATAATCCCAAAAATCCTTAAAAACAAAATTTTTTTTTAAATACTTGACCGCCTTATCCTCTTGGATCGCATCTTCATCGTCGGTATCTATTTCAATAGCAGGCATTCTATGATTATCCATGATTGCCAGTATCTGATAATGTATAAATAAAATGTGCTATTTCCTCTTTAAATTTCTTTTCATCTTCAATAATATATTGATAATCATTAATTAACTCCATTAATTCATCTATAAACCAATCAATATATTCATTATGCGTAATTATTTTACCATCCTTCGCTTGAACAGGTCCATTTAAATCCACAATAGACATTTTCAACCATTTTTTTTTTGTTACCTCATAATCTGCTCGCGATTTACTTCTTACAAAATTTGTTAACATTATTAGGTAATTTATATATATATCTCTAATTCCCTTTCTTACATTTACTTATTATAAAACCGTTTAATATCCGGCACCATTCTTATAGAGCGCTTTTCTTTTATATGTTTGATTATATGTTTAACATTGTCTGTATTTTCTATACATTCATGAAGACATTCTTCAACGAATTTAAATGTAAGTGGGTTTGTGATTTTAGTTTGTTGAAATTTGAGTCTTCCATCAGATATTTGAATAATAGCATGGTTCAAATTCTGTTCTGCGGCATAAGTTACTAAAGTATCTGTAATATCATTTCGTCTCTGTCGCAATCCTCGAATTTTTTCTAAATATAATTTCATCATATTGTCTGTCGATACCCACTCTTTAATGCGTTCTTCAAAACTCATTATATGATATAATTATTAAATTAATAAAATTATATCATAAATCAATTACCCCTAAAATTTAACGGCGCCGGCGACGGCGGCGGCGCTTGCGGCTCTTACGACGGCGGCGTTGGTGTCCTCTCTTGGCGTGGAAGAGGGCATATGGTACCAGAGCTCTACGCACCTGCGACATCAAGGTGCCTCCCCGGCGGCTGCGGCGGCTGCGGCGGCGACGACGAGTGTTTTTTGTTTTACGGCAAAAGTTGCGTTTGCGCCCAGAGGCATATTTACATCCGGAGCGGCCGCGGCAAGCAGCTGGTCCAGCCCCCCGGCATTTCGAGCCCCTCACGCGACGCCGGTAACTGCGGCGGGCAGAAGATTTAGATTTTCTGGCACGTCTTGTTTTAACCATTATATATATATCAAAGATTTTTATAATGGTTAAGACAAATTGGGAATCCCTAAATTACGAGTGTGTGACATTAAATTTATTACGCAGTAATAAAATAAATATTCCTAAAATTAATAAAAAACTTATAAAGACAAAGGTGATGGATAAATAAATATATGGAGTTATTTGATGTAATAACATATCAACAACAGGTCGCATAACAGCTTTAAGTTCCTCTTTAACATCATCTCTTTTCAATAAATTTAAACAATGTTGTATAATGCTTTCTTTCACATCATCCATTATTCAACAAATATATTTTTTTATATATTTTTTTGCGGAGGATGATTTAAAAAATATTTAAATATATATTTAATGAGCTTGATAACATATGATATAACTAAACCATTTCCCTTCGAACAACTATCTTTGGAAAATCCACACGGAGTTCAAGGGGGTGCTTACTTTTCTAAAATTCGCATCAATGGGAACCCTTTTTTATTTCAAACACCAAAATGTACGACTAAATCAGGAATTGTAACGACCGAAAAAAAAGTTTATTGTGATCTTATCCTTACCAGTGAAAATGATCAATTTATTCAATTTCTCCAAGAATTAGAAAAGGCAGTCCAAACACTTATTTACGAAAAAAGAAATATATGGTTTCATAACGATATGGAAATGGAAAATATTGAGTATTTTTTTAATCCCTTGATTCGCACATATAAAAAAAAGTTTTTAGTGCGCACCTACATTCAACAACCAAAGCATATTAAAAGTACTGAATCGCTCCAAATTTATGATGAAATGGAAAATGCTCTAACAATAGAGGATGTTAAAAAAGAAAAGAAAGTTGTTGCATTATTAGAAGGTTTAGGGATAAAATTTACAAGTTCCAGTTTTCATTTGGAATTATGTTTGCGACAAGCAATGGTTTTAGAAGATAAACCTATTTTTCATAAATGCCTGATCCAAATGAAACGACCTGACAGTATAGCAGAAAAAGAAAAAAATGATATTATACTTGCTGAACCCAAAGAACCCGACAAAACCGATGAACCCGACAAAACCGACAAAACCGATGAACCCGAGGAACCCGAGGAACCCGATGAACCCGAAGGACATATAGAAACGGATAATGAAGAAAATCAAGATGAACAGCAGGAAACTGTAAAAGATACATCAGATAATATAATACAACCCCCAGCTATTATTAAAGCAGAACATTTAGAACAAAATAAAGAATTATGCGAAATAAAGGTGGATGTATCAGAAGAAGGGGGGGATTCAATACAACTAAAAGCTCCTATTGTTGTTTATCGCGAAATATACAAAAAAGCAAAGGAAAAGGCAAAAATAGCGCGACGTTTAGCTATACAAGCTTTTCTTGAAGCAAAAAAAATCAAAAATACATTTTTAGTGGGTGAAATTGAGGATTCAGATGATGATGATTTAGATACTTTTGCCGAATTTACCAAGGAGTGAAATTTTCTTTAGCAATATTACTAAAAAATATTTTATCATTTAATTTTATAATGTCTGTCAACAAAATGTTAAAAAATTTGTCAACATCTCATATAGTTTTAGGATTAGCAGCCCTTGCCGTTCTTTATTCTTTGGCCACGTATGGGCGCGAAAAATACGGTAGCCGCGATGCACTTACCCCAAATCAGGCAACCTATGTCGGATATGAAAGAAGAAAGCCGGATGTTGCTGCCTCATCGCCACCATCTTGCTGCGTGAATACGGGGGGCAATCCCCAACCTTCGAAACCTTTAGGGCAGAATGAAATTTTTTCCAATGTCAACGGCGCGCGCACAAATACGCACGGACTTCCACCAAGTAGCGCCAGACAAACAGTTGTCGACCCAAAAAAACTCCTCCCAAAAGGTAACAATTCACAATGGGGAAAATTAAACCCACAAGGTGAAGGAGATT